TCATACTAACACGAGCCATAAGGTTCGTCATAATCTTAGAGTATCCGGTTTTGTCGGTGTAAATAACTTTTGGTAATTTTTCGAAATATTTCATTTTTAATAACCGTTATTGAAAATTTCATTTCTGTCGATTAGAACAATTTCTTGTAATTGAATAGTCATTGTGGTTTGTACTGGCGCACCATCAGAGTGTGCAGCCCATCCGCTTGGTGCATAATTAACTTCAACATTTTTAACGACACTTCTTTTGATTCTGTTTATTTTTGTATTTACTACACCATTTGAATAGAAAGAAACATCAAAATACGCAGGAGGTCGGTAAAACATACCTTTTGTGTTTCTAACAATTTCTGGTGCAGCATAACCCCTAAACAATTTTATAATTTCTTGTATGTTTTGTGCTTCTTCTTTGGAATTTGGTGAAAATACAAACGACATTGAATACTCTCTAAAATTTATTCCCTCAAACAATAATTGTACCTGCGGGTTTACTGCATAACCTAATTTCTTCAGAGCTAATTGAGTTGCTGAATTTCTAATTGCAGACTGTAATTTTCTTGCTGCGCCTCCAATTACCGGCAAATTTGCTGCTGCGTCTAAAAGTTCCGTTGAATCATTATAATTAATACCTAATTGAAAATCCATTGAATCTGGCATATACAATTGTATGGTTGAAAGAATCTTACTGACACTAGGATTCAAATTTTCTGTGAGAGTTTTTTCTGGGTCGATTTTGTTGATAACCCCTTTTATATTTTCATCAGCACTTTTTTTTTGTGCTGACTTTAATTGATCTTCAAACCCATCAACCACCTTTGCTTTGGCCTTGTTAACATTGTCCAAAATTGTTAATCCGTTTTGAACCGAAAATGTGCCATCGCCGCCGATATCCACCTCAGCTGAAATTACTTCCCTGATTTCAAAACGAACCATATGATTCTTGTTTGATGATCCCAAATCACTAGGATATTGTAATGATTTTGTTGAGTATTGATTATTAAACAATGCACCCAATGGACCCTTATTCAGTCCAGGTACGGTTATGCCAGCAATTGATGTTGGAATTGAGATTATTGCCATGGTTTCTTTTAAAAATTGTTATACATAGTATTTATGGCATATTCAGGAACATTCAAACCAACAAACCCTGCAAAATACGCAGGAGACCACAAAAACATTATTTACCGTTCTTCATGGGAATGTAAGGTAATGTCCTGGCTCGACAAAAATCCCAACATTGTTAGCTGGGCATCAGAAGAATTAATAGTTCCTTATGTTTCACCTGTTGATGGTCGTTGGCATCGTTACTTTCCAGACTTTTTGGTCAAAGTACGCATCAAAGATGGTTCGACCAAAACTATGATGCTTGAAGTTAAACCCAAGAAACAAACAAAACCACCAGAGCCACAAAAAAGGGTTACAAAACGATACATTACTGAGGTTGCAACTTGGGGTGTAAATCAATCTAAATGGAAAGCAGCTAATGAATACTGCCTCGACCGTGGTTGGGAATTTAAAATTGTCACAGAAGACGACCTCGGACTCTAACTAAATAACCAATGACTATAAAACCATCAATATTATCCTCACTTTCCGAGGAAAAAGCCTCACTCGACTATCAAACGAATAGTCGTGAATCATATAAATGGCTCTTACAAAAGATAGCTTCTTTGAGAAATCCTTTGTCTATGGCCAGACCAATCACTAAAGAGAAACAAAGATTTGTAAGGCCGAGTGACCGTCAGAAGTTTTTGATGGGTGGTTTATACTTTTTTGTTTATGATCCTAAAGGCAAGGCAGAAATGCCATACTATGATAGATTTCCATTAGTGATACCATTAAAAAGAACTGCTGATGGTTTCATAGGACTAAACCTACATTACTTACCACTTAGATATAGAGTTAATTTCCTCAAAAAATTGTTACCATATGCTATATACAACGATGAAGATGAGATTAAGAGACTCCGAGTGACTTATCCGATGTTGGATGCGTCATCCAGACTAAAAGAATTTAGACCTTGTATCAAACAGTACCTTTACAATCATGTTAAGTCCAGGATTCTTTCGGTGGAACATAATGAGTGGGATATTGCAGTATTTTTACCAATCCAACAATTTAAGAACGCCAAACCACAAGAAGTGTGGAAAGATTCAGTACAAGAAATAAGGAACTCATAATGGCCGGATCAATTAGCGATTTCAAGTCATCATTTAATACCGAATTAGCAAGGCCACATCGGTTTGATGTGGATATTCCTATTCCAATCATATTGATTCCTTATAACAAGACTGCTAGAAATTTGAGATATCGTTGTGAATCGGCACAACTTCCTGGTAGAACATTTGCTACAGCCGACCAAAAAACATATGGACCAATTGAAAAACATCCATACCTATCAACATACGAAGACTTAGAATTAACCTTTATCGTTGATGGTGATATGAACCAAAAAGTATTTTTTGATGCTTGGATGAATTATATTAATCCAACATACACCAACGATTTTAAATACAAAAACGACTACTCAACTGCAATTACCATTAATCAGTATGACATGTCAAATAAACTAACTTATTCGATAAGTGCATATGGTGCATATCCCATTTCCATGAATCAATTAGATTTGACATGGAATGATGATAGCTATCACAAATTGGCCGTCAGTTTTGCATATACATACTGGCAAAACAATTCACTACAAGCTCTTGGTATGCAGTTCTTGGAAGCTGGTTTGGAAAATATATTCGATGGCACAAATTTACCGGATGGTGCTCGAAGCACATCAATCAATGCAATTAATCCGGATGGAAAAACTGAAATTTACGATATAAGGAGTGAATAATTATGGCTTTGCCAAAAATTGATATACCAACATATGAACTAGAATTACCTATTTCAAAGAAGAAAATTAAATACCGTCCTTTCCTAGTGAAAGAACAAAGAAACTTGTTGATGGCCATTGAATCTGATGAATCATCAACAATTCAACAAAATATCAAAGACATTCTATATAACTGCACCTTAACAGAAGGTGTTGATATTGAGAGTTTACCAATACTTGATGTTGAATATTATTTTATCAACCTCAGAGCCAAATCTGTTGGTGAAATAGTTGAGTCAAACTATCGTTGCAACAATGAAGTTGATGACAAAGTATGTGGTAATACCATGAAAGCTGAAATTAATTTGTTGGAAATCAAACCAGATTTATCCAATACTGTCAGTCCAGAAATTCAATTGACGCCAGCACTTACAATCAAAATGAAATATCCTGAGTTTGGTAATGTTAAAGAGTCTTTGAATATGGACAATTTGGCTGACATAACTTTTAACATGATTGCAAATTCTGTTGAATACATCTATGATGGTGAACAATTTCATTATGCAAAAGAAACACAACCAGGTGAGATGTTAGAATTTGTTGAATCGTTGAACCAAGAACAGTTTAACAAAGTAGAACACTTCTTCAATAACCTACCAAAAATGACTAAAAATATTGAATTAAAATGCAGTAAGTGTGGTTTTGACCATACGATTGAGGTGGAAGGGTTAGAAAATTTTTTCGGCTAACATTTCGTCATGATAATTTGAAAAACTATTATACGACTAACTTTTCATTGATACAACACCATAAGTATAGTCTAACTGAACTTGAGAATATGATGCCATGGGAACGAGATATCTATGTTGCCATGTTGATACAATATATTGAGGAAGAAAACCAAAAACTAAAAGAACGTCAAAGAAGATAAATGCCACAACCATCAGAACAATCAATGAACACAGCAAAATCCTTGGGTGATTTTGTTAAAAAACCTGATTTGGGTACTACGGGTGGCAATGGTGGGTCTCCTGTGGATTTGCTTGGCCAAATTTATGATATGATGTTGAAAGTGCAAGAAGAGCAAGACATTGACCATGAATTGTCAATGAAAGAACAAAAAGAAAAAGACAAAAAAGAAAAAGACAGAAATGCAGCTCTCATCAAAGTATTAACTGCTCGCAGAAAACTTAAGGCCAAAAAACCATCTAAGAAAAAAGAAGAGCCTAAGAAGGAAGAACCTAAAAAGCCTGAAGGAAAAGATAAGGCAGATAAAGAAGCCAAAGACAAAGCAGATAAAGAAGCCAAAACAGCCAAAGATAAGGCAGATAAAGAAGCCAAAGCAGCCAAAGACAAAGCGGATAAAG